TAAAGAAAAATAAAGCTAGAGAGTTTTATTGTAGTAAAGTAAAAGATGAGGAGAAGTGTGGTAATGTTTAATAAAATATTTCTTGACGCATTGATAGAATTTTTATATATTAACTTAAAAGGACAATCTGTCACAAAAAGTAAAATAAAACAGTTATTCATTATATTTATAATAGGATGGCAAGCAGAAATAAGGAAAGTTAAAAATGTTAAAAAGAACTTATCGTAGAGGCCCAGATAAACAAATAGCTAATCGTGTGCCTACTAAAAAAAAGAAAAAAAGAAATTGTATGATGTGTTATAATCCATTTTTAAGTGAGGGTATTCATAATAGAATTTGTACTAAGTGCAAAGAAACTGAGTATTACCAAAGTGGTCAAGATTATTCTATGGTGAATTAAATGTGGAAATTAATTGATTGTGGTAGTTATCCTTGGTTTGTCAGAGAAACAAAAAAATATTTTTATTGTGTGTATGCTGTGACAGGTGAAACTAAAAAATTAAAAGTAAAACGAAATGAAATGCCAATGTACATGATGTCTTGTAGAGCATACTTAGGATACTTACGAACATGGCCACTTAGCACAGCATCTTGTAGACTTGACAGAAAGGTTGCAAAGTTCTATATAAACTTATGGAAAAATAAAAATAAAACAAATGTAATGAAAGAAATAATTAAACAACTGCGAACCATATGATTGAAAAACAACTTATAAATTTATTATTAGATAAAGATTTTTATGAAGAGAATAAAGGTCGAGTATCTAAAACAATGTTTACCAATGGCACAGGTACATTGTATGAAACAATAACAAAAGCTCATGCTAACTCAGATACAAGTTTAAGTATTGATGAAATTGCTACATTACATACAGAAGTATATAATCCTGCGTTAACAAGAGTTGCAAGAGATAACTTTAGTGACTTATTAGAAGAGGTAAGAAATCAAAAACCTAATAAAAAAATAGCTGTAACTATACTAGAGTCACTGCATAAACAGGCAATAGCAAAACAGATTGCTGTAAAAGCAACAGAAATGTATAACAATACAAATGATACAACTTTTAATGATATACAAACATTAATAGATGAATCAAATGGTGTAAACAAAGAAGAGTATGAGAATGTTACAGATGATATACATTTATTAATTGATGCATTAAAAGATAATACGAAATGGAAATTTAATCTATCTGAACTTAGAGATAGAGTTAATGGGATTGGCGATGGTAATTTTTTAATTGTTTTCGCCAGACCAGAGAGTGGCAAGACCGCATTTTGGGTTAATATGGTCGCAGGTCAAGGCGGTTTTGCTTCTCAAGGGGCCAAAGTGTGTGCACTTATCAATGAAGAACCTGCAATACGAACGCAGATGAGATTGGTAAACGCACATACTGGTATGAGTTTTGCTGAGATAAAAAATAATCCTACAAAAGCAGGAGAGTCATGGGCTAGTATTAAAGATAACATGAGAATATTAGATACAGTTGATTGGTCATTAGATAAGATAGACTCATATGTAGCTAAAGAAAAACCAAATGTTTTAATTATTGACCAGTTAGATAAGGTACATGTAACTGGCACATTTGCACGAACAGATGAGAAATTACGGGCTATTTATACAGGAGCAAGAGAGATTGCTAAAAGAAGGAGTTGTGCTTTGATTGGTATATCACAAGCATCTGCAGATGCATCTGGTCGTTTAGACTTGACATTTGACATGATGGAGAATAGTAAGACAGGAAAGGCGGCAGAAGCTGATGTAATTATTGGTGTTGGATTTAGTAATAATTTAGATGTAGACCAAGATTTAAGAAGTGTTGCTGTTAGTAAAAATAAAATAACAGGATATCATGGCAAGATAACTTGCAAGATTATTCCAGAATTATCGAGGTACATAGATTGATTACAGTATTTGACATAGAAACATCTTATCAAGTTATTGATGGTAAGAAAGACCCTTCACCTAAACACCCAGATAATTTTATTGTTAGTATTGGTATTAATGATGAATACTTCTTTTTTAAACATGCAGAATATAATGGGCCAATATATAAAAAAGAAATACAAGATATTTTAGATGATACAACATTACTTGTTGGGCATAATATAAAATTTGATTTGCTATGGCTATGGGAGTCTGGTTTTAATTATAAAGGTAAAATATATGATACTATGATTGGTGAATATGTTTTAGGTAGAGGTTCTAAACAAAGTTTAAAATTAAAAGATTGTTGTATAAGACGTAATGTTAGTCAAAAATCTGATGCAACAGAACAGTATTTAAAACGTGATGTGTCTTTTGAAAACATACCTTTGCGTATTGTTGATGAATATGGTAGGCAAGATATACAGGCAACTAGAGCTTTGTTTCAATCACAAATGAAAGATTTTAGATTACCTAGAAATAAAGTATTACTTGATACTGTGCGAATCATGTGTCAATTTTGTGCTATACTAACAAAAATGGAAAGTAATGGTATACGAATTGATATACCTAAATTAAATGAAGTTGAAAAAGAATTTCAATTAGAGCATGATAAGTTGCGTACTGAAATTGATACTATAATACATGATAAGATGGGAGATACTAAAATTAATCCATCAAGCCCAGAGCAATTATCTATGTTAATTTATGGAACTAAAGTTGTAGATAAAAAAGGTTGGGTAATGGATTTTAATATTGGTATTGATAAATATACTAAGAAACCAAAGAAACGCCCACGTATGACTAAACTAGAGTTTAAAAAAACATTAATGATGTATTTAATGCCAATATTTAAAACAAAAGCATTACAATGTACTGAGTGTAAAGGTAAAGGTTATATACAAAAATACAAAGTAAATGGAGATAAATATAAAAATATGTCTAAGTGCCCAACCTGTAAATCAGAAGGTGTTATATATAAAAACACAGAAGAGAGAGCAGGATTTGGAGCACGAGCACAGTTTGTTTCTGATGCATCTGAGGGTGGTTTTAAAACAGATAGAATTACACTACAAAGATTAGCATCACAAACTGAAGAACTAAATAATTTTGTAAGTAAGATTACAAGATACAATGCATTAGAAACTTATCTATCTACGTTTGTAGAAGGTATAAAAAAACATACAAAACAAGATGGTTTTTTGTATCCTAATTTTATGCAATGTATTACAAGAACAGGCAGGTTGTCGAGCCGTGACCCTAACTTCCAAAATCAGCCACGAGGTGGTACATTTCCTATTCGTAAAGTAATTACATCTCGATTTGAGAATGGTAAAGTAGCGGAAATAGATTATGCACAGTTAGAATTTAGGACAGCAGTATTTTTAGCACAAGACGAGCAAGGCATGAAAGATATAGAAAATGGCGTAGATGTGCATCAATATACTGCAGACATTATCGGTGTGTCTAGACAGCACGCTAAAGGGCATACCTTCAAACCTTTGTATGGGGGTATGTCTGGAACCGATGATGAGAAAAGATACTATGATGCTTTTAAAGAAAAATATAAAGGTATTACATTATGGCATGAAAAATTACAAAATGAGGCATTAAAATATAAAATGATTACACTACCAACAGGCAGACAATACGCATTTCCAACAGTAGAAAGAATGCCTTGGGGTGGTACAAGTTTCTCTACACAGATAAAAAATTATCCTGTGCAGGGATTTGCTACTGCAGATATAGTTCCATTAGCTTGTATTAATATACAAGAATTAATTGATAAACATAATCTAAAAAGTATGCTAATAAATACAGTTCATGACTCTGTTGTGGCTGATATACATCCAGATGAAGAGACCCAAATGGTTGCTGTAATGCGTGAGGGTGCGGCAAAAGTAATTGAGTCTTTAAAAAATATATACAATATTGATTTCAATGTTCCCCTAGATACTGAAGTAAAAATTGGCTATGATTGGTTAAATTTAGATGTAGTAGAATAATGTGTTGACAATGAGTGTCAATATGTTAGAAATAATTATAAATAGATATACTTGGAGGTATATATATGACTGAATTACAAAAATATGATTCCTTATCGAAGGAAGAAATAATGAGAATGACAGGTCAAGAAGATGACTCTGGTTCTGGCTCATTAGTATTACCAAAACTTGCTATAAATAGAGTTGGTGAAGATGATGATGGAAATAAATTAGAGGTGGGAACATACTCGATTTATGATACTGTATCTGAACAAAAAGTTTATAGTAAAAAAGGCAATGGCCCTGTGCTATTTAGACCTTTTATACGAGGCTATCAATACATGGAGTATGATGCTGAAACAAACACCTATCCAAACTACTCAGTGATTTTTAAATCATGGAAAGATGAGGCATTGGATATTAGTGGAGGTATAAAATGTGGTAAAGTTCCATATAAAGAACTAGATAATTTAACTAGTGAAGAAGCGGCAAGGCAGAAAAATATAAAATGCTATACTTTAGCATATGGATTATTAAATATGCATGCTGTTACTGGGGCAGGAGAGGAAGTAAATGTAGAAGATTTACCTTGTCTTTGGCGTACAACTGGTATGAATTTTAGACCTGTTAATGAGTCTATTAAAAGTATCAAAAATCGTGGTAAACTTATTCAAAATACAAATCTTCTTCTTTCAACAAAGAGAAAAAAACATGGAACAAATGTTTACTACATGACTGATATTTCTATTGATGATAAGCAGGTAGAGTTTACTAAAAAAGATTTATCTACAATGGAACTTTTTGCTGAGACTATTGGTGAAGAGAATAAAAAAATTGTAGATGCTTGGAAAGAAGCTTCAAAAAATAAACCTAATAGTAATGATGCTGATTCTGAGGTAGTAATGAAAGAGATATCACCAGAAGAGGCGTTAGCATCCTAGTGTCAGATTTTATTATAAATCGTGTTCAAATGTTTTTAGCGGAGGCCAATAAGGCCTCCGTTGAAGTATCAGATGAACTAATAGAAGAGTTTGGAAATGCCTGTAAAGACGCATTTAGAAAACAATTTACTGAAAAAAGACAAACTGATTTTAAATATAGAATGTCAAATATAGGTAGGCCACTCTGCCAACTACAAATGGAAAAGAGTGGTGCAGAAGCTGAACCAATGCCCTATAATGCTAAAATGCGTAACTTGTTTGGTGATTTAATAGAGGCGGCGGCTATAATTATTATGAAATCTTCTGGTATAGAAGTAGAAGATATACAGAAAAAAGTTAACTATAAATTTGAAGATAAAGAAATTAATGGTACAATGGATGTAAAAATTGGAGGTAAAGTTTGGGATATAAAAAGTGCATCACCATATTCATTTAGTAATAAGTTTGGAGAAAATGGTGGTTTTGAAGCTTTAAAACAAGACGACCCTTTTGGTTATATAGCACAAGGCTATATGTATGGAGAGGCAGATAACTCTGATTTTGGTGGGTGGATTGCTATTAATAAATCTACAGGAGAATGGTGTACAACTGAAGTGCCATCAGAAGATGAATCAAAACAAAAAACAATTAAGAAGGTAGAAACAAATATTAAAAAACTTGAGTCTGATAAACCATTTGAAAGATGTTTTTCTGACACAGAAGAAATGTTTTATAAGAAACCTACTGGTAATAGGGTATTAGCTAAAGAGTGTAGTTTTTGTCCATATAAAAAACCATGTTGGGGTAATCAAATACAATATTTACCACAACAACAATCTAAAGGCAAGTATCCAAAATGGGTTTGGTATACAGAAATTAATAACCCAAGAGTAGAAGATGAGAACGAGCAGTCGTAAAGCTAAAGGAAGAAGATTACAAAATTGGGTACGAGATACATTATTATCTATCTTTACTTCTTTAGATGATAATGATATAAGTTGTGCTATTATGGGGGAAACAGGGGAGGATATTAAGTTATCCAACCCTGCTAAAAAATTAATACCTTATTCTTTTGAATGTAAAAACAAAGAAACATTTAAAGGTATATATGATATTGT